AAGCTGCTACTATCTCACAAGCTGTAACAGATATGGCTCCATACATAGACGAGAATCGTGCTATGGATATAGTCATTGATAAGCTTGAGTTTTTAATGGATGAATATGCTTTAAATAAATACATATCTGGTTGGAGTTTACGTAACAAAAACTGGTTTGACCAAGCACCTCCTCGAAACATAGATGAAGTTATAGAAACTTTAACAGAAGAATTTACTGCTGCAGAAAACTCTATTCATGCTAAGAATAGAAAGTTTACGAAACAATTAAAAGAACTACGTAAGAATAAACCAGAAGCTATACGTCCTTTGATTGATGCTTTTGCACATACTAACGGAGACGTGGATAGTCTTGCAAAGCTATACAAATGGGCAGCTGATCAAATTACACCTTTAGGATTACTTAAAAGTCCTGACCCTAAAAACATGAACTTGTTTGCTAAGGGTGCATGGGGTGTAAGATATAACAATATGTTATCTGGTGTATCAGCATTTAGAGCTGGAATAGGTAATGGTGCACAGCTATTATTTAGACCTATTACAGCATTACTAGGTCATGGTATACGTGGTGATGTAGATGGTATTATGCGTACAGTATACTATAATGGTGCTGTATTTGAAACGAATAAACGGGCATTATCTGACGCATTTCAGATGATGAAGAAAGCACACAAAGATCCTACAGCTATGCTTAGTGCGTACCGTAAAGACTTTGTATTTA